GAGACATCATGTGTGATCGACTTCTCGTCTTGTGGCTTGTGGGCCTGTATGACTATCTCGACGATGCGTATCTGGACTCTCTGCTCTACGACGCAGAGGGGGCCGCCATCGCTGACGCCCTCGACGACATCGCACACGAGTTGCAAGAGCTGGGCTACACGGCGCAAGGCGAGCCGCTGTAAGCGTGCGCGCGGTGGGCGTTGTCGCGCCTATCTTCGTGCGATGTGAAGAAAAGTGTTGCGCTTTCAATCGCGGCACTGTAAATAGATGGGGCGGGGCCGGAACCCCCCGCCAACCACGACAACGGAGACAGAGCGATGACTGCACTTAAGTTTAACAAGGTGGAAGTGTACGAGGGCGTCCACTATTGGCGCATCTGCGACGCGTCGGGTCACACGATTGGCGAAATGCAGAAAGAGCGCGACCGCTGTTGGCGTGGCAGCGGTTGGTATGTGCAAGATCGAGACGCGCCCTGGGTGTGGTCTGTGTCCGTCGAAGGGCCTAACGGTGATGATATCACTATCGACATCCCCGACGGCTCCACAGCATGGGACGCGCGGCGGATCATTAGGGCCGCCCTGAGTGATCGGGGCTAACCCCGGCCGCGCCCCCGACCCGCCCCGCAGCCCACCCGGCGCGGGGCTTTTCGGGTGAACCCACACGGAGACACGACAATGAGAAAAGGCGAGGCCTTCTATCGCGCAATCTTGGCGCACCTTGCACTTCCCGACGCCCGCGGCACACAAGCCCGGGTCATCGAAGTGATCGGCGACCTCTGCACGCAACCGCAGCTATCCGACTGGAAGCGCGGCAAGCGGCAACCGGCCGATGAGACCGTGGCGAGCATCGGGGGCCGCCTCGGCTTCACTCTCTGCGAGCACTGGACCTGGGAGACGCACACCCCGAAGGCAGCCGCGGACGCGTCGGGGTAGGCTGTAGGCCGCAGGATCCCGGGAGCGGCGCCCACCTCTGAGACGCAAATTCAGCGTCCCGGGGTCGGTGCGTCTGGAGGATCATGCGCCCGGACCCCATCAGCGCCCTAGCAACGGCCATAGCGGCGGACGTGGAGGCCGCGAGGGCAGAGCCCCGGCTGCGCGTGCGGCTCGCACTCGAAGAGCACACGGCTGCGCACGCGCTCGCCTTGTTGGAGCTTGCGGCCGCAGAGGGCCGGCTCCGGGTAGATGTGCGCGTCGATCGTTGGGGCGCTGTGATTGTGCGCGCTGTCGTTGATCCCGTGGTTGGGCGGTGACTTTTTTCGTCGGATGTGCGGAAAGTTGTTGCACGCCGTATCGCAGTTGTGTAGATTGTTTGGGCGGGGAGGGACAAACCCCGCGCCACTCACACGGAGACAACGACATGAACATCGCCCGCGCACTCAGCACCGAAACCACCATCTCCCGCAACTCCGCCCCCATCATCGCCGGCGCACTTCAGGCAGCCGGCTACGGCATCACTCCCGCTGACCTCCTGGCCAACGTGGCCACCTTCGCACGCTGGGACTCCTACCGCGGCCTCTGGGTCATCCGTAACCGCGTCGACCTTCGGTGGTCCTTCGCGGACCTCCAAGACACCCTCTCTGCCGCGGGCTACCGCGGCTCGGACCTTTATCACGCTTGGAGCATCGTCCGTGGCAACCTTTACGCCCGCTTCTCGCGCGGCAACTACACCCAGCCGCGGCCCTCCACTGTCCTGCGGTGGGCGGCCGCAGAGCACCGCGCGGCGGCTTAGGCCGCCCGGCCCGCCCCCTCCGCCCCGTAGCCTTGCGCACGGGGCTTTGCTGGTAGACACACCCGCGGCCACAGAGCCGCACGGAGGCAACGTGGGACACTACGAATTCAACGAATACGGGGAAGACTACGGCGTCGAGAGCATGTGCGAGTTTGCAGAAGCCTACTTCTTGAGCGACGCGGGGAAGGCGGCCATCTACGACGCGGGAGGGTTGCACGGGTTGTTTCACTGGGTCGGCCACGACCCGGAAGACTGCCAGCCGTCGGAATACCAGGGGGAGCACACCGCCGAAGACGGGCGCATCTTCGTGATGACGCTGGAAAACGAGCGGCCCGATTACGGGTGCTACCCGTCGGCGTCGATCGAGCTGGTGACCCGGTCGATCCTCAATCGCTGACTTTTTTCGTCGGATGTGCCGGTATTGTTTGCGCATCCTATCGCGAGCCGGTACATACATGGGGCGGGGACGGAACACCCCCGCGCCACTCACAACGGAGACAACGACATGACCGCCAACAACCCAACCGCTACAACCCTCGACGGGCGCCCTGTTGATGTCTGCACAAATGGCACCTATTGGACCGTCAACCCCAAGCACGACGTGATCTTGCTCTACTCAGGAGACGGCCCTGAGCCCGTATCGGTCGACTCGTGGGGAGAGATGACAGATACTCGCCTTACCGAAGACCAATACGCGAAAGTGCGCGCCCGACTCATCAACTGCGCCAACGACCGCGCAGATCTGCTCTCCACCCTCTTCTACTTGGACCCGCGTGACTAACTGAACCGCTTACCCTGCCCCCTCCGCCCCGTAGCCGCCCGGCACGGGGCCTCACCGGTAGACACCCCGCCCACCTTGGGCACTGGAGACACAATGGACACAGACACCCTCGGACGCGCCGTGATCGGCGGCCTTTGCAAGTCGCTACAGATCGACATCGGCAAGCGGGGCGCCGTTAGCCGGCTGTCAGAGCAGACCGAGATCCCCTATCGCACGTTGCACGCGTGGCTCAAGGACGGAAAAAGCCCGTCAGCGGCGCACGCTTCGGAGCTTGGGGACCGGTTCGGGTTGATCCTCCTGCGACACCCGGGCGGCCGGTGGCTTGTGATGCCCGAAGGTCCCGCGGGCGCTGCGGTCGTGGTGCCCGACACACCGGCGGGCGTGGTTGCCGCGGCTCATGCGCTCGGATCGTGGCCGGGGGGTGAGGGATGAGTCCGCCGACCGACCGGGCCACGCTGGTACGGCTGCGGCGCGCGGTGGTCTCGGGCGAGATGACCGCGGACGAGGCAGCGCAATCCGTAGGCATTCCACGTGGAACACTGGCCAGCCGTTGGCGAGTTGCGGGCATTGTCGCAGAGATCCCAACGGTCCCGCGGCACACGACCCGGCAAGCGGTGGCCGCCGTGATCGCGGAGGACCCGTCCCGCAGCGACGCCGAAGTGTCTGCGCGGCTTCTGTCGCGCGGCGTGCGGCTCAACACGTCAAGTGTGCGCCGGCATCGTGTGGCGCTCGGAATCGGGACACAGCGAGAGCGCATGCAGTCCGCGGATCCGTCGTGGAGGCACCCGACGTGGAGGCGGCCGAAGGTCACAGACGAGCAATTACGGGAGGCGCGCCAGCAGATCGAAAGCCGGCGGTCCACCGTCCGCAGGGTGGCCGCGCGGCTGAATGTCTCCACGCAAACGCTGTATGATGGATGGCACCGTCTGGGTCTGGTTAGGGTGCGCCCGTCGGGGTGCGCCGACGACTCCCCGCCCCCGCACATGTCGCGGTCACCTATTCGGGATGAGGTGGCCGCACATTTGCGCGACTATCCGTGGATGACTGCGCGCGATATCGCCGACTCAATGACCGCGGACGGCTACCGCATCTCTGCGTCTGCCGTCCACGGACACCTCAAGTCGATCGCCGCGACTCAGGGCGCCCCGTAGGCGGCCACAGCGGCCCGTAGAAGCGCGACCAGTTGCCGCCGGGGTATCGCCTCGGCTTTGGCGTCCCGCCACGCGTCAGCGGCCCGTGAGGCGCTTAGGATCGCATCGACGCGCGGCCCGGGGTCTGTGCGATCTCGCGCGGCCTGAATCAGTGCGGATAATTCCGAGTGCCGCAGGTGCGTCCGCTGGTCTGTTGCCGCGTGCCACTGTTCGGCGCCCGGCCCGAGTCGCTCCCGCCATCCCCAACCGAGATGCCAGCAGAGCCCGACACCGGGCACCACGACCGACCGGGGCCGGCCCGCGTTGACGCTTGCGCCGATGCCCATCAAGCGCTCCGGGGGATGTCGACACCGGACGCGGGGCCGCCGCCGTCAAGGGTGGGCGACCCGGCAAGGGCCAGAGACAGCAGCAGCAGAGACGCCGAATAGGCGAGCGACATCCGACACGCCGCGCAGTGGGCGTCGATCTCAGTGCCCGCGCTGGGCCTCAATGATGAGCTGTTGGACGCCCCGGATGGCGGAATCGATGCGCTCGCAGTGGGTCTGAAGGTGTTTGACATCAGCTCTTAGCTCCACGAATTCTTCGCGCCGCGCTTGATCTCCGGGGCTCGGGGCCGCGCGCTCTGCGAGGGTTGCACGGATCGCCTCCATGCGGGCGTCTTGGGCGGCTATCGCTTCCGCTTGCGCATCGTTGCGGGCTCGCTCCGCCTCCATAGCCAGCCGCACGGCAGAGAGGCTCTCGCGCACTTCGGCCAGTGTGTCCGCGTTGCCTTGCACGGCCGTCTCCATGGACAGCAGTGCAACTGCCTTGCGCACGATTACGGCGCCTCCACCGCCCGAGAGGATAGCGGCGCCGCCGCCCGCGGCCCACACTTCCCACCCTGCGGCGGCCGTAGCGGCCGTTTCCGCGGCTTCTGCGGCTACCTCTTGGGCAAGGGCTACCGAAAGCCACGCGAGCCAGTAGGCGAGCACTCAGGCGCCTTGCTGGGCGTCGTAGGCGTCGAGGGCTTCCCGTGCGCCCGCGATGACCTGCTCTCGCCCGTCGATGATCGCCTCTGCGACGAAGCCAAGGCATAGATCCGAAAGCCGCTCCCAGATCGCCCCGCGCGGCTCGATTGCTCGATCCAATGCAGAGACCAGATCGGCCCGGGAGCCGATGACGATAGCGCGGCCGAGGTTGCGCAGGTGGGCCGGGGGGCGTGGCATTGGATTACTCCGCTTGTGCGATGGCGGCCCGCGTCATACGCCGGATCCGCCGAACGTCGATCATTCCGGGGCACACGGTGGCACCGGTGAAACCTGGGGTATCTCTGTGGCCGTAGATGTGGCGCGGCTCGATGTTGTGCGTCATGCACCACGCGACACACTGTCCCACGATGTGGGCGTATTGGGCCGCGTCGGGCTCTTTGTGCTCGTAGTTGCCCGACAATGCAACGCCGAGAGTGTAGCTGTTGGCGCCCTTGACGTGTGCGCCCATCTGCTGATCGTCGCGACCGTCGCCGACCACAACGTCCCCACCCCGCGCACGGTACACGAGGGCATGATACCCGATGCCCGAAAAGCCGCGCGCCTTGTGCATCTCGTTGATGTCGAGAGGGGTAGCGTACTCGCTTGTCACGGTGTGATGTACGGCTATTTGTGTTGGCTTGAATGTCATTCGGTCGCCCACGCTTCAACCGCGGCCGTAATGCCGAGATCATCAAGGTGACTTTTGAGGACGGGCGAAGAACTGCCGCCCGCGATCCGCGCCTGAATATCGGCCTTGACGGCCTCCGCTACGGAATACTCGACGGCGCCCGTTGCCGAGTACACCGCGAGCGCTTCCGCTTGCGCCAGTTGCATCAGCGGCGCCGTAAGCGCCTGCCATGCGTCAATATGGACGACCGGCGCACCCTCTGGCCCATATGCAATCTCAACAACTGTGATCGTCTGGTCACTCATTGGAGCCTCTGCACAAGAATGCGGGTGAGTGTGAAGTCTGCCGCGTCTCCCGCAGAGACGAAGCACCGCAGCCCGTTCGCTTGATAGTCGGGTGCCGCTTGCGCAAGCCCTACACTATCGGCGCCAATCATTACCGTCCCGCTTGCCCCGGGCGCGGGTGTTGGCGGCGTGGTGCCACTTGTGTCCATTACCTCAACAACCTCGCCACCGGTCAAGATCAAGGTGAACACCCTGCTCGTCTTGATCGCCGTTGTCGATTGGATAGAGGACGCGCTTGTGTTGCGCCGAACGCGTGTTCGCTCGTTTGTCCCGTCGTTTGCATCTTCTACGTAGATCATGCGCGCTATGCCGCTATTGTGGCTAATTGTGCTACCCCTGTTCAGCCCGCAGAATACCGCGCTATTGTTGGCGCTTGGATAGACTAAGTTTGTGATCACCACATGAACCGCGTACTGATAATTGCGAACGTCCTCAACTGTATAGCTCGCGAATAGCGGATCAAGATCGACCGATAGGGTAACCGTTGCGCTCGTGTCTGTGCCGCCGTCGAAGACCATCCCGACGCCGTTGGTAGGCGTCACAGTGCCGTTTCCGCCGCTGTATGCGGACCAGTCAACATCTACGCTCTTGCTGGACACGGTTAGCGTGTGGCTTCCGATGCTCAGAGCGCTTGCGTTGGCTACCGTTGTCCAGTCCAGATCAACAAGGTCCACCCACGATGCAGCGCCCCCGGAGCCTGCAACTCGCTCTACAAATGCAACGGACGTAGACAACCCGCCGAGCGTCGCCGTGACGCGCACTTGCACCGCTTCCCCGGTTGTTCCGCCGCCTGGGGCGGTCCAGTCAGGGGTAGCCGTTGTGGGGTCTGTGACGCTGACGGTTGCCCCGTCGCTCGCCCTCTTGGCGGTGGTCTCCACGGTTGCGCCGGCTTGCGCGGTGATCGTGATCGACCGGCCGCCCGCGCTGACCGTGTACGCCCCGCCGTCGACGCGACCCGCTACAGACAGGGTAGGCGGTGACGCTGCGGATCCGCCCCCGGAGACGGCCGGGAACGCCTGTGCATTTTTCGGGAGCGCTGGCATTACTGCCCCGCCGTCACGTCGAGGAAGTACAAATCCACCGTCTCAGTGTTGTCCGATCCGCCGTCCGGGACCATCCGGTAATAGAGGCTCTCGGTCTCCGGGATGGCGAGTACAAGCCGCAGCCCGGTGTCGCTGATGTCGTCGGCTTTTGCGGTGGACGTCGCCTGATAGTGGACCGGATAGGAGGCCGCGACGCTTGTCTGCCCCGTCGGCCCCTGCGTGATGTCCGGTTGACGATTTGTCATCGATCCGCCGGTCGCGTTGTAGCAGTTGACGCGCTGAAGCACGCACACGGGCGCAATGTGCGCCGCAACGGTGATCTCTGCGACCGTGCCCGCGGCGATACTGGTCCCCGTGAGTCGCACGCGGTGAACCTGTCGCCCGTCGGCGTCACGGAGTCGGAGTGTCTCGATCGCGTAGCCCACGGGGCCTCCGGGTATCAGTTTTGCTCATGCTATCATGTCGCGCGCTCATGTGGCACATCAGGCATCCTCTGCCCGGTGCTGGATGTGGAGCCGCAGCGACACCGCGCCGGCTTGCCAGTCGACAGAGACCGCGCTCACCATGGCGAAGACCGGCCCACCGGTAGGGTTGCTCTGCGTCCAGATGCCCGGGTGCGCAAGCACGACCCAATCACCCGGGCACAATTGCGCGCCGATTAGGGTGGTTCGGAGGTCGACCACGGACGGAATTCGAGTGAGCCACGACGAAATCCGCTGATTGAGCCGGGTGGCAATTGCGGCGTCGTTCTGGTAAATCTGGTAGCCGTAGTCCGTCGTGAATTGGATGGCCGCGGGCCGGGTCGCCGGTAGGACGCTGCCACTACTGACGGGCGGCGCAATCCCTATCTGAGTGTTTACGCGCGAGTATTCCACCGGATAGCTGGCATCGTAGGCGCTCCGCACGGGGGCGGCTCGGAGGATGTGCTCTGTGCCGATTGTGAGCGCCGCAGTGGGGACCGTCGCCCACCGGTCGATGGCCGCGCGGGCCGTCACCTGCCCCTGTCGCATGGTGAGCCAGAGGCCGTACTGCTGTAGGACGGACTGGAGCCAGCTAAATCCTTGGGCTTGCGCGGTCGTGCTCACGGTGCGGACGTTGTGCGTACCGGAGGCCGGCGACATGTCAAGATCCGCCTGAACAATGCCCGACCCGTCAAGCAACCCGCGCGGGAACGCAAACCCCCACGACGCCGGGAGCGTGTCATACACGCCGTTTGTGCCGGCACCGGTGGACGTGAGGATCTTAGCCGCGGCCCGTGCGGGTGTGTCGTCGATCCAACAGATCTCCTGCACTGTCGACCCGGCCGCGGCGTTGCTGCTTGTCGTCCCGAATTGGCCCGATGTGCTCACGCCGGTAAGTTGGTTTCCGCTCTTGCCCGTGTATGTCAGGATGAAGGCGTCGGCCCCGCTTGCCGGTGTCACCAACACGGCGCCCGTGCCGCCCGTCTCCCGCTCGTGTGGCGGCGGGCTACCGAAGGTGAGGGCTGTAGACGATCCGCTTGTCCAGAGGGCTGTGAGGGCCGCAGAATGGCCGTCCGCAGTGCAGTTGAAGAACAGTTCAGACTCACCGGCACCGCCGAACGCAGATCGGGAGCTTGCGGCACTCAGGAGATCGTAGGCGTTGACAATCGCCTGCGGCCCGATGCCGCTGTGATTGGTGACCCGCCCCATCCAAGCGTCACACGTGGGGACGCCGTCGTATTCGATCTGTAGGCGGCACACGGCCCCGCGTGGCAACTCCCGCAAGAGCCACTCCGACTGAACCTGACCCCCGAACCCGATCCGCAGTGTCCCGCGGTTGCTGGTCCACGACGGCACCCCGATCGACTGCGACGCGGCCGACACGCCCGCCGACGGCGACAAGCCAAGCACGCCCCCCGAGTGCCACGACGAGAAGGCCCGGCGCGTCGTGCGGCCCGGGGTGCCTGCCCACGTGTACCGGCGCAACACAAGCCGCGGCTTGCCGGTGGGGCTTGCGATGGCGGCCCGAAATGAGATAGGCCAGCCCATCAGACAAGGTTCCCGAGGCGGGCGTCTTGGATCTCTTGCGGCGTGCTGTGGAAGTCGCTGATGCTGCCGGCCAGCTGTTGCCCTGAGTCGCCGAAGGTCCACATCTCCTGGGTGTCTTCTCGCAACTCAAGCCGGAGATCAAACGTGCGCCCGCGGTTAGATGTCGTGAGTATCGGCGTCTCAAGTTGATCGTCTGGGAGCTTCAAGTGCGGGTAGAACGTCCGATACCTCACGAGCACCGGCCCCGGGTGGTCGTAGCGTAGCCCGCGCGTGAACGTGACCGCAAACGTCGTGCCGATCGATACAATGGCCTGTATTTGCATCACTTCGCGCGCGCCGTTCGGGCTTGGCGATTGGATGACGACCTCGTCACCCGCCGCAAGTGCGGAAAGCGTAGACCAGCCCGCGTAGGCGTTAGCTGGGATGCCGATTGTCGAGACGCCCCGCGAATAGCCCACTGTGAACGCGCCGAACGCCTTTTGCGCGCCGACCGCTATCCCGATCGAATGGCCCGCGATTAGGTGGCTTTGGAGCGATCGCAACGACTGGAGAACCGGCTTTTCTGTGGCGTCTTCGGGCCGCACATGTTGACGCAACACGATCACGCGTCGCCAGTCGCCGTATAGTTGCCGGAACATGCCCCCCGCGGTTGTTTCGCCCGTTGCGGCTACCACCTCCGGGTCTTCGTCCGATAGGTCCGTGATGAACGGCAGAGTCACGGTCTCCAGGGTGCCCGTGCCCATCGGATACCAATAGATCGCGGTCTGGCTTGCGTAGGACATCAGGTGACCCCACCGATGCGAGATGTGAACCGCCCGTAGTTGCCCGCTTGCGCGCTAAATTGGCGGCTGAATTCGTCGAAGGGGTTGGCCGATACCGGCACGGTGGGCCGCCGCCTTGGGCGGGTTGACGACATTGCAAGCCGGTCCTCTGCGCGCCCCGATGCCGTGCGGCCGGTTTCCGTTGTGCGGGCCGCGTCTCTTCCGTTGCGCTCACTCCTGCCTTCTCGCACACGTGCCACAGTTGCGCCGATACCACCACCGACGACGGCGCCGGCTTTCACTCCGGCACCCGTGAGCAGTCCGCCAGAGACCGCCCCCGCGAGCACCCCGCCGATAATCGCCCCGAAAGTTGCACCGCGGAGCGCTCCGCGGCCAGTGTCCGACTCGACGCCGATAACCTCCGCAAGCGCGTCGGCGATCGCCTGCGGCAACTCAAATAGCAACGCCCGGAACAACTGCGGTGCGCTCTTGATGAGGGCCGGGATCAACTCGGCAACAAGCGTGACGGCAAATTCGGGGAGCACATTACCGATCAACTCCGGGAGCGCCTCAAGCGCGGCAATAAGGCCGTCCTTGACGCCCTCAAGCGTTTCCTTGATGCCTTCTGCCCCCTGCTCTCCGATGAACTGCAAGCCGCCCACAATAGCGCCCGCCGGCCCGAGAGCGGCACCCGCGGCCCCGCCCACCATCGACCCGACCTGCGACAAGCCGCGCCCGAGATTGCCAGAGAGGACGGATTGCGCGACCCCTGCGGCTCCGCGGATTGTGTCCCCCCGGCTTTGCTGTGTTGCGGCTAATTGCGCCTCAAGAAACGCCCGGTTTGCTGCCGCGGCTGTGGGGTCGACTGCGCCACGGGCTCCGGGGTCGAGGCCGCCTACCATTTGCGGGCCGCCTGCGGCCGCTGCGGCGGCTGCGGCAAGTTCCGCGCGTGTCAGGGTGCCCGATGCGGCGGCGGCGCCCTCCGCGGGCTCTGTGGGCGTCGAAAGCGCACCGTCACCGCCGGCACCGCCGGCCCCGCCCGGGGTCGCGGCATCCGATCGAGACGACCGCAACCGGAGGACCGCCGCGGTAGCGTCGACAAGGGCCGCCCCCACCGCATCTCCTAACATGTCTCCGATCTTCTCCGCTTGCTCGTCTCGCGCGATTAGGGCGGCATCATTCGCACGATCGGCCGCGGCTATCGACTGACGGCCCGCGGCCATCTCTTGCCCGATGCCTTGGAGGTCCCCACTCAAGACCGCCGCACTGACACGGGCGACTGCCTCAAGCCGTGCGAGAAGGCTGTTCACCTTGGTCTCGATGATATCGAAGGCTATCACGGCCATTAGGGCCATTTGATCAAAGACATCGGGGAGGGTTTCGGCAAGCGACGACACGGCGGTAAAGCCGAAGACGGCCAGCTGCGTGAATTGCTGCACTTCCTTGGACCCGATGCCGAACGTATCGACGAAAGCGCCCTTCAGCCCGCGCGTTACGAGCCCGAGTTCTGCTGTCGCGCGTTGCCAGTCTCCGGCGGCCTTTGCTGCCTTCGGTCCAACGTCCACCCCGAAGAGTCGGGCCTGTTCGGTGAACCCTTCCAACGTTCCGCCGCTCAAAGCTTGCAAGAGCTTCGTGCCCGACCGCCCGAGAGCCTCGACAGCAAGCGCCGAACGCTCCGCCCCCGGCTCCATTTCGTTAAGTGCCCCGACGGTCTCACGGAATACCGCGTCAGCGTTACGTAGGTTGCCGGCGCTGTCTGTGACCTCCACACCCAACGCGGCGAAGGCTTCCGCCGTGCGGCCCGTGCCCTCTGCGGCCTGAGACAACCGCGACCCGAACTGGTCAAGACCGGGCGTCAGCGCCTCAAAGGTTAGCCCCGCGCCCTCTGCGGCCAGCCGTAGGCCCTGGATGGTCTCCGCGGCCAGACCGCTACGCGTTGCCGCGTCCCCGATGTCGTTGCGGAAGTCGGCCACCTCCTGAGATAGCGCAACCATGCCCGACACCGCCGACACAGCGGCAAGCCCGACCGCGGCAAGAGCCGCCCCGAAAGCTGCCGCCGGCCCTGCGGCCGCAACAAGCGACGCGCCTGTCTTCGCCGTCGACGACCCGAGCTTTTTCGTGTCGCTCGCGGAGCGCCCGGCCTGGGTGCCCATCTTTGCTACCTGACGGCCCGTCTGTGCGCTTTCGTCGCCGAGATGGTCTACTGCCTTGGCTGCGTCCTTGCTCTCCGCCTCAAGGGCCTTGGCGCCCCGCGTGGCGGACTGTACACCTGCCTTGGTCTTGTCGGTCAGCTCGATGATGTAGCGGACGATTCCAGCGGCGGCCATGGATCACGCTCCGGGGATGGGGACACTGTAGCGCAAAGAGCCACTATCGCGGTGGCGCTTGATGAATTGCTCGCGGGTGCCAACTGCGGCCTCCGCGCACGCCCGCCCGATGATGAGATCTAACCACAGCAACTCCACCGGGTGAGCGTCAAGCGGCGCCAGAAGCCGCCCCGGCATTGTCCCGTAGCGCCTCGCCATCTCGTCGATCATCGGTAGCAACCGTTCGCCCTTCGCGAAACCCGGCCGCACGCCGCGCGGCGTCCATAGCCCGAGAGATGCCACTGCCGGCGATAGCGGCCACCTCCGTTACCGGGAGTCGACCGATCCACACCCGCGCGGCAGCCGCGTCCTCTTGCGTCTCGTTCAGGACAAATTTGAACGGTTGACCCGCCCCGTCTTCGTCGACATCTCGCACACTGCGCACCGTCAAAACGGCGATCACTTGCATGTGCTGAATCTCGGCGCGTGTCGGCATCCGGGCGCCCTCTTCGCCGTCTTCGACAGCTGTAGCGGCCGCCGTGATGAACGAGGCCAACGCGTCCGCGTGTTCGTGGAAGTCGGCCGGGGCAAGCGGCACGCAACCGAAGGCGAGCGGCCGGCCCAAGCCAACCGACTCTACCCACGTAGGCGCGAGAATCGCGGAAAGATCGAGCATTACGAGTCTTCCGCGTTAGTGTCGCCGTTGACAACCACGAACTTGACGATTGGATTGCTTCCGTCGTCACGACCGGCGAAGACCGCGGTCTCTTCGACAAGCCCGACGGATGTGCTCTCGATTGCGACGGGCTCAAGGATGATCGCCGACCGCAGATCGATCCGGAACTGGTCCGCACCGCTGGTGTATGTGATGTCCGCGTCGCTCTCGGTGCCGGCGGTGTGGGCGTCGGGCCAGTTGTCGTTATCCTTGAATCGGGTAACGGTCGCTTGTGCCGTTCGGATACCGGTAACGGCGGCGCCGGTAATCGACGCGGAACCCTGCCCCGTGATGCCCTCGACGCCGTTCTCCAGCGAGAGAGACACGTTGCGCGGTGTGTACGATACCGAGTTGAAAAGCCACCGGTTGGCATGGTGATACAGAACCGGGATGCTGTGCGCCGGCAACGACGGCGACGGGGCCGACCCGGGAGTACTCGACATCGCCACGAAGTTGATCGCGATCCGTGCGGTGTTGGGCGTGTTGATCGTGATTGTGGCCGATGTCACGCGGGCGCCTGCAATGACGTCGCCACGTTGCAGCGCACCCGATGTATTGAGGGTATCGCGGGCCGTGCGGAGCGTCACAGCCGGCGGAGCGGCCCCGGGCTCAAGACTGTGGGTAAATGGACCCGCGCCGGTGGTTGCCCACGTACCGCCCACAATGGCCCGCAGAAACGACGTCAGCGAACCGTTCTGGTAGTAGGCGATCAACTCAAGCGACCCGGTGACGGTCACAGCCTCAAGGTAGCGATCCTGAATGTAGCCGGTGCCGCCAAGAGACAGGTCGTCGATGCGTTGGCGGACGCTCGCCTTGTTGAGCGTCAACGACGCGAGCCGCGCCCACCGTGCGGCCGCTACTGCGGTGCCCTCGGTCGACTCGAAACCAATCCCAACGGCGGCGTTTCTGCCCAATACTTCCGAGCCCATCGGCTACTCCTGCGGTGTGTTTGCGACCCGCACGGCCGCGAAGATGAGAGACCGCCCGGCGGTGGTCGTGATCGTGATCTGGTCGGTGTAGTCGGCTGAATTGACGCCAGCAAGAAGCCACATAGCCACGTAGACCCGGCCGCGTCGCTCGATCATTGCGGTGTTTGCCGGTGTGTTGCCCGACGCGTAGCCGCTGCCGTCGTTGTTGGTTTGCACGACGATCGCGCTAACCTCTTCGGCTTGGCTGTGGCCCTGGTACGGCTCACCGTGTGCGGCAAGCACGCCCCGCAGATCCCACCAGATGTAGCCGGCTTGGTTAGGTGGCCATGAGTATCGGGCGGACGGGACGGCGGAGTCTGTGGGCAATGGCGAGCACTGCACGACAGTCGCCCCGGGCGGGGGGATGTAGTTCAGGACGGTGCCGGTCTTCGGGCTTGACGCGGTGAATGATCCTGAGTCGTCGGACGGGGTGCCCGTGTGATTCCAGTAGATCCACGCGATTACCGTAGCGTCAGCGCTTGCCGGGCTCCATCCGTCAATCTGGATCACAGCGTTCTTGCCGCCGTGGTTCCACGTTTGCCTCTGCCACGTCAAAGCGGTAACTCCGTCAGAGTCGGTGATCCTGATGTCGTGGCCGTCGCTACGCACACTGTCCCAAAACTCCGCCCACTGTTGGGGGAGGGTACAGGTGACGTCAATAGTCGACGCCCCTCCGTTGTTGTTCACGGCGATGGGGGCGCGGTTCTGCCATGATCCAGACTGCCAGCTCATGCTATGTCCTCGCCCAGAAGCACCGGCCAGCCAGCAACACATAAGCGCCGTTCGCGCCCGCTTGTTGCCCGGCCCCGGTGATCGTTTGTGTTGCAATCTCCAGATCATACACAGCGCCGAGAAGGCCCCGGTTGTCGTGGAGTGCTTGGATTAGGTCGGCTTCCAAGTTGTTGACCGCTGTGAGCGTGGCCGCCGTGCTTTCTCGTTGCGACACTACGCCCAAGATCGAGAAGTCGAGCGTTTGCGCGTATTGGGAAAGGTCCGCCCCGGGTCCGTCCCGGATATCCTGCCGAGCACCAAGCCAAAAGCACGCATAGGGGTCCGCGTCCGTGCGCGGAGGGCCGTCGGGCTCGACGTTCTCGACCTGTCCTGAGCCGCTGAGATCGTGGTTGTAGGGCGATGACCCGTCGATCCCTGTCAGGGCGCTGTTGATGCCCGCGGCTATCGTGTTGCGGTTCGTGGCGGGCACTATTCACCCCCCTGCAACGACGGCGACAGAGACACCCGTAGCGCGTCCGCGAGTAGGGTTGGGACCCGTGGCGCGTTCTTGTCGACGGCTCGCTTGAGGTAGAGCTTCGGCTTAATGTTGGTCTCTTTGCGCAGCCACCAACGGCCCACGTTCTTACCCCCGACGCGCTCCAGAAGCACCGCGCGGCGGTTCTCTTCGATCACGTGGAACCACAGTTTGCCGGGGTAGTTCCGGGGTGATGGGTATTGGGCCGCGCCCGCCGGAGTCTTTACGGTCTTGTCTGGAATGGCGAGCCACTTCTTGCGCTTGGGTGTGATCTTGCCTCCAAGCTCCTGCAACCGTGCATAGACCACGTCTTCGCCGTTGTGCCGCCCACCGGCCCGCAACTGAACAGCAAGCCCGCGCGGTGTGTCGACGGCGGCGCCGATGATGCTGCGTCGCAGGTTCCCGGTCGGGTGGTTCATGCTCTCGGTTGCGTTGCCCTTTGCGTCGCTCTCCAGCATCAAAGACAACACTATCGCCTTGCGTTGGATGATCTCGGCAAGGCGCGGCTGCGCCGATGCAAGCCGGTCGGCCAGTTCTTGCGGCGTGAGTCGTTCGGCCATCAGGGCACCCCGACCATGTACGGCTCAAGCAATGTGGTCACTTCGGGAAGCAACCCAAGCGGAGCGATCGGCCGACTCTGGCCGGCGGTCGACATGTTGGAAGAGCCCGCGCTCGCGGTGTTGCTGAGCCAGTGCGCCACCTGGATAATGCACGCCTGGGTCAAGACATCGTGGTCGGCGATCGTGTAGCCGGCGGAGACCACGACCTTGTTAGCCCGTGGCGAGGTCGACCACGCGTGCGTAGCGTCGGAAGTCAACTCCACCTTGCGGCCGTCCTTCACGTACTCGGAAGCCGCGAGAAGCGTCGACCCGGGGTAATCCTGCTCGGGGTCGACATGCACGGACGTGATCGACTGGATCACCGGTGTGGGCAACACAGCGACGCGCGCGTCCTTGCCTGTGCCGATGTCGTAGCGGCCCGGAAACGTTGTGTATGTGGCCGCTTCCATGGTGTAGCCCCCGGAGTCGGGCCGCGGGTGGCCGCAGTACCGCGCGAAGGCTGCGTCTGCACGGCTTGCGAGGACGCCCAAGAGGGTGTCGTTGGCCGCGTTGATGCGGGTGGCCGCTCGGATCTGTGCCGCAGTTGCAAGCGCCATGTCTACGCGCCCCCGCCGACCTCACGGGACCGCTCATCAATCGCACGCAGGACGGCCGTGCGGGCGTTCCCTGCGGCCTCCGCCTCTCGTAGGGGGCCAAGGTAGGCGTCGTGGGTGCCCGCCCTCACAGCGACCGTCAGGGGCCGCCAATGGGTGCCGATGACACCGGGCGGGATTGCTGGGACCGGTTCGGTGCGGCGGATGACGCGATCCACCACAGCGAATTTTGACGGGTGCCGCTCGACAAGAGCCGAAGCGGTCACCCCTGGGACACTGCGCGTGTCTCCGTGCGACCACGGGCGGGCCGCCCCTGCCAACGCGGTAGCGGGGTGGCCTTCTGTGGCGATGCAACGGAGATCACGCATTGTGTACCTCTCAGTCAGCGCGGACGCGTTCAAAGGTCACGGCGACCTGACCGACGACAGCGACACCGGACCCGGTCTTGGTCACTGCGATCTTGACTGCGCCGCCCTCAGAGACAAGGTTGGCGCCGGCGGCGGTGAGAGTCATCGATGCGACTCCACCGTCGGCGATGTCACCAGTGCCGGCAACATTGGTGACCATCGTGCCGATCGTGGTGCCGCCCACCGAAGCGGTGAACGTCGCGTTGTTGCTGTTGTTGGCTGTCAAGGCGCCGTCTGCGACGAAGTCGACGCGGGCGACCTTGCTTTTGCCAGCAAAGCCGCACACGACGAAGAGATCGCCATCGGTTCCCGCGGTAGCGATCGCCACTGGACAGTAGGCGTGAGGGGTCATGCGTTCGGAGTTCATGTTGCGCTCACTTGCTCATGTTGTAGGCATAGCGGACACCGGCGTCGGTCGACTTGGTCAGGTCCTTGAAGCCGAGACGCTGCTTGGCTCGCATATAGGACCCGCCCACGGTGATGTCGTTCTGAAGGGCGATGGTAGTGCCAGCGCGCTCGATGATCGGGTGCATGTTGCGATTGAACACAACGTAACCGGTCTTGGTGGTCGTGACGTTGTCGTACAGACCGGACGCGTTCATGCGGCAAGACATGGCATCGGTTGGGATGATCGGGTGCCCGAAGATGGTCCCGACCTCACCGGCCGCGATGGGTTCGCGGTTGCCGTAGTCGTTGGCGCTCACCACTCCGTCAAGGTTGACGAAGTTGGCAAGGTAGCCCTCGTAACTCGTGAGGACCGGGCAATCACCGGGGACGCCGCGGGGGCCGCCCACAAGGTTGATATCGCTGGCAAGAGCCGCGCGGTTGAACGTGCCGCGGTCGACTCCGTTGCTGTTGTCGAGAGCGTTCGCACGCAAGCCAAGGAACACCCGCCGGTAGTCGATGGTTCCCGCGTCGACGGCGCCGAAGATGCCCCGAAGGTCCCAGTTGGCGATATCGTCCTGGTGAGTTGCCGCGGTGTCGCCGTTCAGGATTGCAAAGCGGGTGCCGATGGCAAGGCTGCGAGCAATGGCCGAACGGATGAACGGGAACGCAGCGACGATCGAGTCTTCCGCGGCGTTCTCGTAAATGAGCACCATGACGTACATGTCAGCGGCGGTCAGGGTGATGTCATCCGTTCCAACACTCGACTTGGCAAGTGCCGCGGGGTTGTCGCCCGATGCTCCACCGCCCTTGTAGGGGACAGGGTACAGGGTGCCCACGGGCAACTTGACGCTCTCGGTGTTGATCGAGATGCGAGGGAAGAGCTGAAGGATGCCCTCTGGGTCGTACTCGGCGACCTGCCACATCGGGGACGCGAGGGTAGGCAGTGGGATGAACTCGTCACCGGTGCCGGCGCCGCCGTCCCACGCCTTCCGCACTGCGGCGGGCATGGCGCTCCACGCGCGCTGGACACGGTGCCAAGAGGCCGGAAGGCGCTTCCGCACTTCGGCGGTGCGGTATGCGTCTTGGGCGTGACTGAAGCCGTCGCGACCACACTTGATCGTGGTTGCCACATACAGCGCCTCACAAGCCTCTTGGAGGTTGCGGTGTGCGTCGTTGACGGGGCGCGAGTCCAGAAGGCCGGCGTTGTCGCTGCGGCGCATCTCGGGGCCGGCGTCGGCGTCGAAGCCACGGAGGAAGAGCCGCCCGTCGTTGTCGACGAATTGCCGCAGTTCGGCGTCTGCGCCGCCGGCGCTGGCGAAGGGGTCCGCCGCGTTGAGTTCGGCGACCTTCTGCGTCAGGCTGCGCATCTCGGCGGCCATCCGTTCGATCTGCTCGCTCTTTTCGCTCTCGCGCTTCTGGCCGGCCTCAAGGGCGGCATGTAGGGCGCGGGCGTGCGACACGATCCGGCCGTGTCGCTCTGCGGCTTCGGCCTGGGTGGTGGGGAGTTGCGCGTCCGCCTCGGAAAGCATCGGCACTGCGGCGTCTTCGTTGAACATGGGGGCTCCATGCGGGGGGAAAAGATGCGCCCGAGGCGGGCACATGAGTGACACTCATGCCGTACCACACGACATGAGCAGAATCAACTAATGAACGGAAGCCACCCGCGCGGGACGGGGGCAAGGAAGGGCGCCCACTGCGGCTCCGCGGCGGGCTTTTCCATGTCGGCAAGGCGGCGCTCTACCCCTTCGGCATACTCCGGGGGGATATCCTCAAGGGCGCGCGACAGGGCGGCGCGCGGGTTCATGGGCATCGGGGTGACCGATGCCTCCAAGAGGCGCGGCTTGACGTACACGAAGCCCCGATCCCCGTAGCGGCTGTCCCCTTCGTTGAGGCTTGCCCGCGCGATCACAGCCTTCGGCCGGAAGCCCACGGACACAGTGCGCAGAACGCCCATAGCAAGGTATTTGTCAACGACAACGGACACGGGGTGCTCTGCCACCGGCGCGGTCATCAGGGTGCCCCGTAGCGCGTTGTTGACCACGGAAACATTCCGCCACGATCCGACGGGTAGGCCACTGTAGTCGTGGTTGTAGGGTGCGATCGGGTTGCTTTTGAACTCCGCGAGATCCCAACCCTGCTCTACGATGTCGTCGGCCCGGTCGGGGTCGGCGTCGGACATGACGAAGCGATAGCCGGCGGGCTTGTCGTCCTCTTCCGGCTCCATTCCCTCCGCAGCGATGTCGCCCGGGAGCATTCGGGTGCGGTAGGACAGGGCGAGGGGCGACGCGCCCACAGACCCGGCCAGCCGGCACACGAGATCGTCCGAGAGCAACTGTCCAAGGTGCCGCAGCGACCCGCCGGCAAGCGCTCGCACGTCATCGGTAGACCCGTCGAGAGCCGCGGCCATGCGTGCCACGATGTGATCCTCTGCGCGCGACCCGATGCGGCCCGCGTCCCCGATCCACCCGCGCACCACGTCGGCCGGGGTACTGATGATGTCAATGTGTGTGTGGCTCATGTCACCCTCTGACGTTGATGGGCCGGGTAGTGCACCGGCAATTGATAGATTGGGCAGGGTTGCTGAATAGGCCCGGGCCGGGCGCTGTGTCGCCGTCGATCTCGAAGTCTTCTCCGGGGGCCACTGTTGTGCCGCCGAGCCCCCCGTATCGCTTGTCTTTGTGCGCGGGGCGCACCTCGTCGTCGGCACTGTTGACCCACTCGATCTCGAATTCTACACCCTTAACGGACGCCGAGAGGTAGGCGTTGTTAGTACCCTCTGAGATCGTGCGCACTGACTCAGTTCTCGCAATCCGAAGCGCGCGCATAGGCGAGAAGCCGGGGTCATTGATTAGCACCCGTTGGATCTCATTGATCGAGCTACCCGACGACATGCCCGCACGCACCACCTTGGCGACCCGGTCTTTTGTGTACTGTTGGACATCGGTGATCATGTTGCCGATGATCTGCTCTGCGAGGTCGGTGGTGGGGTCCCACACGATGTCCGCGCGCAACCGTCGCGAGGTCGCAGTGAAGGCAAGCCGGAGTGCATCGTCGATGATCTCCCA